CTTTATCACTAACCTAAAGTTCGACAAGATGAAATCGCAGAAACTTCGCGATCACTTGGATGCATTGCAGAGTCGCTGCCACTACTTGGACCTTACACTGGACACCATGCGTGACAAGATCCTGCGTATCCGACAGATTGCAAATGACGGCAAACTGTTTGCAGATCATGATTTTTCTACTGAAGTACAAAATGACATCATTGACTTCATGTCAGAAAATCAAAATCGTTTGCGTGAGATGAGCTTGCGTATGGCACTGAAGATTGCAGATTTGCGTAAGCTGAGTGTGACCAACTGGAAAAGGCTTGCTGAAACAACTTGCATGAAGCCAGCTGGTGCATAAACAACAAGGCGGATGATTTCCGCCTTTCTCTTTAGGAGAATCTATGTTAGCGTTGATTAATCTTATTATGTCCGGATATGCATGGCGAGTAGCTGATAGTTTATTCGAACAAGATCAATTTATACGCGGATGGATTTGTTTGTGTATCAGTGCGTTTAGTTTTGCTATTGCATTGGCAATTATTTTTTAGGCTGTGAAAAATAACATAACTATGCAACACAGTAACCTTTCAACTTATAAGAATTGGATTGCCACTTAGTCTAGCTCCTGGGCAATCTTTTTGAGGTACCATGTTTGGTACCTCTTTTTTTACCTGCAAAATCTGTAGTAAATATTGTTCTTGATGAAAAATTTACACAGTCCTCAAAAGCCTATCACAGTGGAATCATCACGATTCCTATATCGCTGGAATCGCATATATGGTGGCCTACAGCGAAAATACTTTGAAGAAAACATTGTGTATCGCAGAGAAAAGCAAATTGAAGATTTCATCACTCTTAACAATTTTCAGCGAGTCAAGTTTTATACTGAAACTGATATTTTGAATTCAGTGAAATCTCAACGGGGTGTTGATCACGACCAAGAACTAACAGTGATTGCAAATCAAAGTTTCAGCAGATATCCTTGCCCTGAGATCATACAACAGATCAAACTACAGTTAGATCAATGTCCGAGGCTGTATCTATGTTTGGTCAGATGGTACATCAACATAGACAACAGCTACCATGATGTTGGTCTAGGCGATGATTATGTGTACGCTATAACCCAATGGTTGCGGCAGTCATTGCCTGAAGCACAGATTTTAGATCTAGGAATCAACACACAAGAGAATGGAGAATTCTTTGCATGGGTTATTCCGGACAGACACTTTTACATTGAACTTAAAAATGCAAAAGATAATTGAAAGCTTTGATCAGGCCACGCTACGCACTGATTGGAAAACTCAGTATCGCCGATATAGAACCGGGAGACTCAAACATCAATATTGGTTGGAAAATCGCAGGTCGTCCACAGCATTGGTTGACGAGTATGACTACAGCATTCTACAAAACTGCCAACCTGGGCACACAGTGTTTTTCAGTAGTGCAGGATATTATCTCAAAGATATATGGCCAGAAATAACTGTGGTAGAAATGTTTCCTGTGGTACAGACATTTTATCCGAACAGCATTTATGTTGAGGACCGAAGCCAAATATGCAGCAGGGTAGCACCTATTGACAACTTTGCCTGTGTGAACAATCGAGCAGAGATGTGGTGCACCGTTGATGGGTTAACACAGCACTTTGAACACTATGTTAAAGCATTTAATCCAGGTTGTAGAGTTTTTTATAGTTTTAGAGACACACAGATGTGGGTCAATAGACTAACCACAGATCTCGAAGATCATTTTTTGTCTTGGGCACATGGATTGCACAAACTTGGACTTAGATTGGCATGGCACAGTATTGAGTTTCCGCGCAAGGTGCCTGCTGATGATGGCAGTTATAACCTACTTGAAAACCCAGATACCACAAATGGAAACTTAAAGTTTTGGTTTGAGTATCAAGGCAATGATTGGAAACCTCATGTTTGAAATAGTTTGTTATCTTGGGGGCACCGCCGGAGACCTTGTGGTCGGCACAGTTGACAGCCGCGGTTGCACCATACAAAATGGCACAGTGGCATGTGACACAGAACGTCAACGTCTAAAAAAGAGTTGGCAGTTCTGCAATGATGCTGGCAAGTTACAATACATCAATCGTATCAAACAACAGTACCGATCTATTCCAAGTCACGACATCAATTTTCATATCAACAATGCACATGACTTCATTGCAGTTTGTGTAAAGAGACAATCAACTGCACAATGGGCAAGTAACCGATTCAAGGAATTACATACTGCTCAAGTTTGGCAAGAGATGTCATCTGTGAATCAAGCAGACACTGTGGAAAAATACGCACAGGATATTCTTGATTGGAGCAGTTGGATCCAAACCAGCACTAATCGAGTTATTTTTTTGGAAGATATCCTTGATGGTTGCATGATTCAGAAGCTTTCTAGTATAATTAACATTGATGAGATTGATACTGACTTCTATAATAAATGGCTAAAAACACATCATGAAACAAGCCACGATACATGTACGTGATGAAGTAAATGTTAAAATTGAAGGACTTGACTTAGACGCTCGTAAAACACTCACGAACAAATTTAAGTACGACATTCCTTATGCTAGATATCTTCCAGCGGTGCGATTGGGCCGCTGGGACGGTAAAGTCAGCTTCTTTCAACTAGGTGGTAGTACGTATGTAAATCTTTTGCCAGATATTATACCTGTGCTTGAAGATTTAAACTACAACATAGACCTTGAAGATCATAGAGACTATTCAACTGTTTTTACTTTTTCGTCTGCCACTGAAGACACATTTGCAGACAAGACATGGCCCAAGTCTCATCCCAACGCAGGTGAGTCTATACAGCTAAGAGATTATCAAGTAGAGATAATCAACAACTTTTTAAACAATCCGCAATGCATACAAGAAGTGGCAACCGGAGCAGGCAAAACTTTGATAACTGCTGCGCTGTCACATTATGTTGAACACTATGGACGCAGTATTGTTATTGTACCAAACAAAAGTTTGGTAACACAAACTGAAAAGGACTATGTCAATCTTGGTCTTGATGTTGGTGTGTACTATGGCGAACGCAAAGAGCTCAACAAAACACACACTATTTGTACTTGGCAAAGTTTAAATGTACTGCTTAAGAATACCAAAAGCGGTGTTGCTACAAACACTATTCAAGATTTCTTAGAGGGTGTTGTGTGCGTGATTGTAGATGAAGTACACATGGCCAAAGCAGAAGCACTCAAGACCTTGCTCACAGGAGTCATGAGTCAGATTCCACTGCGTTGGGGTTTGACTGGAACTATACCAAAAGAACAGTTTGAGTTTCAAGCATTGCATGTAAGCCTAGGGCCAGTGGTTAACAAACTTGCTGCCAGCGAACTACAAGACCGAGGTGTGCTTGCACAATGTCATGTCAATGTTGTGCAGCTTGTTGATCATGTTGAGTACAGCAACTATCAAAGTGAACTGAAATATCTATTAGAAGAGTCTGGTCGGCTTGATACTATTGCCAAGTTAGTACAGCAAGTAAACGAAACTGGTAATACACTTGTGCTAGTTGATCGTGTGGCAGCTGGGCAGGCCTTGGTTCAACGTCTAGGAGAACGTGCGGTGTTTGTCAGTGGTGCCACCAAAGGCACAGAAAGACAAGAACACTATGATGAAGTTGCAGAGAGCTCAGACAAAATTATTGTGGCAACATATGGTGTTGCTGCTGTGGGCATTAACATACCTCGGATATTTAATCTTGTTCTGTTGGAGCCGGGCAAGAGTTTTGTCAGGGTCATCCAAAGTATCGGGCGTGGTATTCGCAAAGCGGAAGACAAAGACTTTGTGCAAATCTGGGACATCACAAGCACCTGTAAATTTGCCAAAAGACACTTAACCAAACGCAAAGCTTACTACAAAGAAGCAAACTATCCATTTACACAAGAACGTTTAGATTGGATGTAAAATGGGAAAAATCTTTGAACAAGTTGAAAAGTACCTACCTGCAGCCAATGGTGACAACAATTTTATTTTAGAAATTGGCAGCGATCGATATGAGGGCAGTACTGAGTTCTTTGCTCAACTAGGTGAACGTCGGGGGGAAGAATTTCACACTGTTGACCTATCAACCGATGCACAAACTCGTATCAGTCAATACAGAAATCATGGTATAAATTATCATATTGCACAAGGTAGTACCTGGTGTCAGCAGGTATTGCCCGGTATTAATAAAAAAATATCAGTGGTTTATTTGGACAATTTTGATTGGATCTGGGACGAAAATTTGGATCATAACCCAAGTGAATTTACAAGGGAAGTTAAGTTGCAAATTGAAACCTATAAGTCTAAGCATAATCTAATTATGAATAATACCAACTCACAACTTGAACATTTTAGGCAGGGAAAAGCACTGCTGCCGTTTATGCATGAACAGGGTGTGATTGCCTGTGATGATACTTATATCTGGAACGGTTGTTGGGTTGGTAAATGTGGGCCTTTGGTTGTTTGGTTAGAATCAGAAGGTTGGTCTATAGTTGAAGCAGCTGACTGTGGAGTTATTATTAAAAAAATATTATGAAAATTAATGTAGGTAATTTTTCCATTGGTTCCGGGGAACCATTGTGCGTAATCGCTGGGCCTTGTCAAATTGAATCAGCAGAACATGCCATGATGATGGCTGGTAATTTGAAGAGTATATGCAGCGAGCTAGGCGTAAACTTTGTATATAAAAGCAGTTTTGATAAAGCCAACCGTACTAGTATTTCAACCAAACGTGGTGTTGGCATCGACGATGGACTACAAATTCTTTTTGAAATCAAAAAACATTTTAACATCCCGGTTCTCACAGATATACATTTGCCCGAACAGGCAGACCGGTGTGTGTTTTATGGAATTGATGTCATACAGATACCTGCTTTCTTAAGTCGACAAACTGACCTATTGATTGCTGCTGGTGAAACTGGCTTGGCGGTCAATATAAAGAAAGGTCAATTTATGGCACCTGGTGATATTGCTCGTGCAGCAGAAAAAGTCGCCAGCACGGGTAATGAACGAATACTACTATGCGAAAGAGGAGTAACACATGGATACAATAATCTTGTGGTTGACATGCGTAGTCTACCTATTATGGAACGCACTGGCTATCCCGTGGTGTTTGATTGCACCCATAGTGTACAGCAGCCTGGAGGGATGGGCACTAGCTCAGGCGGCGACCGATCCATGGTCCCGTACCTAGCACGAGCAGCAGCGGCCACTGGATGTTTGAGTGCGGTGTTTATTGAAACACATCAAAACCCCGACAAAGCACCCAGCGATGGGCCAAACATGATTCCATTACAGCACATGCATACACTAATATCACAGATAAAATCTGTTCACGATCAGGTTGCTTCCTGGCCGCAATTAACGTTATAATGTTGTTATGAAAATTCTTACATTAGATAATTTGGCTTTTGACTTAGATCATCTTCCTGACGAAATTGATGATTTGCGATTTGCAATTTTGGACAACAGTGATCCAGCCAATCCTGACTATCAATATATTCCTTTGATATTTTTAGAAAGCTTTAGCTCACCTGCACTGGTACTACGCATAGGAGAGAATAAAATAAATATGCCATTGGACTGGCAAATCTTGATTGGTGAACCGGATCTTGGTGACTTGGAAATACTGCCATTAACCAGCGTAAACGATCGAGGCTTCAAAGCATTTCAATTCAATCCGTTGAGCAGTTTTAGACCTAGTTTTCTTGACATAGAAATACTTGATGTTTATAATGAAGTGGTCTGGTATGCTCCAAAACTCAAGAATGGTCAGATGTTATCAGTGCCGTTGTCCAATGAAAAAAATCCTGATTGCGTGTATTTTGTAAAAGAAATAAGTCGCAACTGTGAAATTGTAGATTACAACAAGGCCTGGTGACATGAATCAATACAAAGACAACCCCAACAGCACAGCAACTATGACTCCTGTGGCAACGTCTAGTTCAAACAATGTTGATAGTCGATTAAAAGTATTAGAGCAGGAACTTGCTCATCAACAGTCAGTGATGGCAAAATACCGTAGAGAATTATCAAGACTCAAAGCACATATTGATACCCTACAACGTAGACTCAAAGATGGATAAACTACACATCAGCAATGAAATGCGGCAGTTTGATTCTAAGAATAGAGATTTCTATGACAGCTTGACCGACGAAGAACGCAAAAAGTTCAGTAACTATCTTATGATACGCTGGGGCTCAAGTGTTGAGGGCAGCAGAGATATGCAAGAGTATTATCTACAAAGTTGCAACCATCATTTGAACAAACATTTTTTTGCAATCAACAAACATCCAAAACTACAATGGCTCTGCGCCACCACAGTGAGTCCTGGGTTAGAAATTCTAGGACGTAATTTACCAAGACATTCGTGGATAAGTCCCAAAAAGAAAGAAGGATCATCCAGTAACTTTCGCAAGCAATTAGCAGAACTGTTTCCGCAGATGAAAAATGATGAGCTAGACTTGCTGGCAAGTATTACAACCAAACAAGAACTTCAGCAGTACCTAAAAGATCTTGGAATAGATGCATGATTGAAAACATAACTAGATTTTCTGCTGTCTACACACAACAAGAACATCAACTAGTAATTGACAAAACGTTGAATGCCAAAACCTGGCAATTTGCCGGATTCAGTAACGAGCCCAACAGCACCAAGTTTTGGTTTTTAGATCTAGGTAATGATAGTTTTTTTACAAAGTTTAGTTTGGATCGTATACAAACTCTAACCAATCAAGAATTTGAATTAGACAGAGTTTATGCCAATGGTCAAACTCATGGACTCAGCGGAGACATGCATCAGGATGTTATTGGTGGGGATGACAGTTACAAAACGTTTCTGTACTACGTAGGCCCAACATGGCTACCAGAGTGGGGAGGAGCAACTGTGTTTCATGATCCTCACAAAGCAGATATCTTCTTTAACTATCCGCAGCCCAACACCGGGGTAATTTTTAATTCAAATATTTTACACCAAGGACAAGAACCAACCAGACAGTGTAAAGAACTTCGTGTTACTGTGGCCTGGAAACTCAAACTGAAATGACACCATCAAGGCTAGTGCTAAATGGATGCAGTTACATGTGGCATCTAAATAACAAGATTGGTATCTTAGCAAACCGTTTGCAAATGTCAGATATGCAAAGTTTAGTTGTAACTGGTAGCTGCAATTCTAGAATAATTAGAACCACTATCAAAGACAGTTATCAAACCACGCAACCAACATTGTACATCATAGGTCTAAGTTTTCTTGGCCGAACTGAAATACCTGTCAACGCCGAAGTTGATCAATTTGAAGGCTCATGGATGAGCATACAAAATCAACCACCGCCTAATGTCAATTATTGTGTATCCTGGAACAATTCTGATAGTGATATGTTTATTAGACTAAAACTTAAATCAGAAGTGTTCAGCGTTGCTGATAGATTAGAAGATCTAATGTTTAGATTGTTGGCAATGATAAACGATTTAAAATCTCGTGGACATCAGGTTTGTATTTTTAGACAGGCAGATGATGTATATCATAACTTATTAGATGATTCAAAATTTGCTTTGTTAAACCAACCAGAAATTGTACAAGGGTTAAAGTGGGGCGCACTGGAATATCAATACAAAAATGGTGCTAAGTTTGATCCAAGAGATTCACATCTAGAAACCAACATACGGCATGTGCTGGCAGACGATACAAATAGTTTGATAGAGTTTATAACTGATTATATTGGCAAACGAGATTCTGCATGAGTTTTGTGTGTGATTTTTGTAAAAAAACTTTCCGCAGAGAAGAAAGTCTCGTGGTGCATCTCTGTGAATCAAAAAGACGTTTTAGAGAACGAGACGAACCAGGCGTTAGGCTAGGATTTCAAAGTTACTTAAAATTTTATGAAATCACACAAGGTTCTGCCAAGCTCAAGACATATGAAGATTTTGCAACCAGTAATTACTATCGTGCATTTGTAAAATTTGGTCGTCACTGTGTTGATCTAAGAGCTATAAATCCTGAACAGTTTGTTGTTTGGTTACTCAAAAACAATAAGAAAATTGATCATTGGTGTCGCGACAGTGTCTACGATGAGTGGCTTCACTATTGGTTGCCAAAAGAAAGCATGCAAGATGCCCTTGAACGAGGATTGCAAGAGATACAAAGCTATGTTGAACAAAACGCCGAACTTCGTAACGGCATAGCAGACTATTTTAGATATGCCAACGCAAACAGAATCATTTATCATATCAGCAGCGGTCGCATCAGCGCATGGATTGTGTATAACTGCGACAGTGGAGTTGAATTTCTTGATCAACTACCTTCACACCAAGTTTCACTGATTGTATCTTGGATCAATCCTGATATTTGGTCTCAGCGTTTCAAAGACTACGCAGCCGATCAAGAATGGGCCAAGCATGTTCTTAAACAAGCCGGACTATGATTTTTATAAACTTCTTAGGTGGGGCACACGGTAACTTTTTAGAAGTGGTATGTAATGTTGCGGCCGGCATTGGCATAGCTCATGATCCATTTGATAACCTTGGTGCATCACATATAAAAAGTTATCAAGGCAACAAGTTATTTGAATCTGGACATTGTTTTGATGATTGTGTCTGCCCCAGTAACAAAGTTGTGGCTATACATATCAAAGAAGATGATTTGCTGCCTTTGAGTCAGGTAAGTTTGCTGCGAGCCGGTAACTACGGATACGACAATGATACACTGGAAATTGATACCTACAACAAATTAAGTATTCCAGCATATAAATGGGTACTGGATACGATTATTGAAAGTTTTTTTGCTAATCAAATACAAGACAGTTATCAATCAGTGAAAGATCCTAGTTGGCCCAGTGTCACAACCATAGATGATTTTAATAGGTTACCACAGTGGATAATTGATGAGTGTAAGAATCTACACAATCTTGAATTACTGGAACTCAGCGCCGATCATCCAGACTGCCCAAGGCATGTGTTGAGAGAATTCTTTCAAATTGGTTTTGAACAACCAGAACAACATGGATTTATGAAATTACAACAGTCTGCACAGTATGACAAAAACGCAGATGTATTTGTTTTTGATTTTGAAAACTTTTATTTGGATGCGTTCTATGATCAGATCAAACGTATTGCAGACTGGGCCGGTATCGTGTATACTGCACACAGCGAGGTACAGAGATTACATCATGAGTTTTTGGCAAGACAACCTTACAAAGATTCTAAAAAAATTTGCGATCAGATAGTGCAAAATATCATAGCAGGACAACCTGCACCTCGAGTGACTTTGCTGGAAGAATCATATATCAATGCCAAACTAAAGAAGAGCGGACATGAGTGCAGATATTGACATTGACTTTGCTGATAGAGATCAAATACTCACGTTGATCAAACATATCCCTGCAAGGCAGTTGGTTAATCAACAAGTGCGAAGGCACAATTCAGGTGTGTATGTAACTGATATTCCCTGGGATCCAGTGCACCACTGTGCCAGTGTTGACTATGAGAGTGCAGAACAGCGCGGATACTTCAAAATTGATTTTTTGAACATGCATGCTTATAAACTGATACAAAGTCCTGAGCACTATGAGCAAATGTTGGCAGCGACCCCGCCCTGGCATAGACTATGGCAAGAACCAGAGTGGGCCAAACAGCTGGTGCATATTGGCGAATACACAGATCTTCTTGCATCAATGAAACCAGATTCTATACCTAGGATGGCGGCTTTTATAAGCATCATTCGCCCAGGCAAAGCACATTTACAAAACAAGTCTTGGACAGAAGTGTTTGCCAGTGTGTGGGACGGAGACAGCAGCCGGGGCTACACGTTTAAAAAGTCCCACAGCATAGGCTATGCAAAACTAGTTAGTTTGCACATGAATTTGCTCAATCAGCCCGACGCACAAGAGTAATAGATTTCCTTTTGCTTTTCTTACGAGCTATTTCGCTCAAACTGCACACCGGACCATGCACTATCTGTAGATCTTTGTTCATAAAAGTTCTCAGACTGTACCTAAATGGTGTCCATTCTTGCTTTAGGAAAATATTGATTGGTATGCTGCGGTTGCTTTCCCACCACCATACGTTAGCAAGCTCTATAAAACGCAGCTTGTCTTCTTGATTTATCAAAGCCCCAAAATCGTAGATAGTGGTGACGATGTCATCTCTATTTTGCACAATTCCAACGTATTCGTTGTTTGCATAGATGCATAATGTTATAAACGGATATTTTTCCGCTAATTTTGTAAAGATATTTCTACCCATAAATATTTGTTGGAGAATAACATGTACTCAACCACCGTTTACTTATATCAGCAAATCCAAAAAGTTTTATTGGTAGATGTCAGTGGGGCGTACTTTACTGCAAGGTGGAATCCAGTGTACAGCAAACCCTTAACCATAAACAAAGGCGTTGATAACGTCATACTATTTGAATTTATCAATCAAGATCAGAAACCGGTTAATATTTCTGGTTCTGAATTTTTATTCAAACTGTTGAATCAGGAGGGAGATGCAGTTTTGTTCAGCAAGCAACTTGATCTCTTGAGTCCCACGATTGGTAGGGCTAGACTAGTGATCAAAGATGCGGAATCAATTGGATTAGATGCTCAACCAGCTAGTTACAGTATCACAGTGAGTCAGCCATTGGGCACCTACACACAGGCTGTGTATGTTGACGCTAACAGCCAAGGGCGAGGACAGGCCAATATTGTTGACAGTGTGCAACCAACCTTTGTGCCCAGTAAAGATGTAACTATTCCAACCATATATGGCCCAGACATTTACCCTGCTCCAGTCGTAAGCACGGGAAGGCCAGACTGGGCTTTGCCGCAAACTGCGCCGCAGCCCTATACACCACCAAGACTGTACAGCAGTCAAGTTGACAATCCCACCAGCGACTTTCATACTTTCGCGTTGAAAATGGACAAGTTTACTGGTAATGTGGTAGCACAAGCAGCTACAAATTATCAAGGTCCCTGGGTTGATGTCAGTGACAGCAACAATTACTATGCTGAGAGTAAAACCAAATATATCAATGTGGCTGGTTATTATAACTTGCTACGATTGGCTATCAATACCTATGGTGGTGATATCAGCGGGGTGCAGGCCACTGCTTCTGCAACATGTGTAAATGGACAAGTGACCAGCATTGCAGTAACCAACGGTGGTTCTGGGTATATTGCTGCGCCACTTGTGACCATAAGTGGTGTAGGTGCCGGTGCCACAGCCCAGGCTTTTATTACCGGCGGTTCGGTTACCAGCATTGTTGTTACCAATCCGGGTTCTGGCTATGTTCCAACTCCTCCAGCCAGCCAAGCCGCTAATGTCAATATCACCATAGGCGCTATCACGCAGATTCTTTACCGGTAATCTTGCTTGCAGCCACAATTCAGTGTAAAATACTAGGATGCTGGATATCCTAAACTATCTTCCTGCGAAGCGTAAGACTACGCCTTCGGGTTGGATAAGTTTCAATGCACCTTGTTGTGATGATCGTCGTGGACGCGGTGGTATCAAGGTCAATGACCAAGGCTGGAGCTATCATTGTTTCAACTGTGCCACAACAGCAAGCTTTGTACTTGGACGTCCAGTAAGTCTAAT